ATGATAAAATACAAATTAGATGTACAAGAAGAATTAAAGAAAAAAGGATACACTTCTTATATAATAAGAAAAAACAAGTATTTAAGCGAGGGAACACTTGCAAAGATAAAGCGAGGCGAACCAATAAATATGAAAAGCCTTAATGCTATTTGCTGTATGCTTAGAAAAAATGTAAATGATGTAATAGAAGTAGAAATAACAGATGATGAAAAAATAAAATATTTTATTTGAAAAAAAGTGTTGACTTATACATAAATATTATGTATAATAAAGACAGTTAAAGGAGATAAGCAAAAAGAAAAGGAGATATGAGTTATGAAAAAATTAAACGCAGAAGAAATCAAAAAAGAATTATTAAACGAGGAAATGAGCTTCACAGATTTAGATAACTTCATGATGGAATCTGGATACTACAGTGTATTTGATGATGGAGTAACAGCAGACATCAAACAGGACGGAAATGTAGTGTATACAGCTACAGACTCTAATGAGTGCGAAGTACAGATTTTCTTCGAGATCACAATAGATAACGGAGAAGATGAAGCAGAAGAAGCATTTTACTTAAAAGTAACAGATGTGCAGGAGCTCTAAGATGAGAATAAAATGGTTAAAAATGCAGGGTAAGACGGTATATGGGTTCAAAATATTAGAAGTCCGCAGAGAAAATAACATTACAATGGTCAAAGTTGTTTGTCCTATCTGTGGTAAAATATATACAATAAGGGCAGATTATCTCAAATATAGAAAGAGCTGCGGTTGCTTAACAAAACCGTATGAAATAGAGAAAGGTAAAAAAATAGCAGAAGAAGCAAAAAAACAGTGTATAGATGGTACTAGCATCAGAAGCCTAACAACGAAAATATCAAAAGCGAATAAATCTGGTATAAAAGGTGTACATTGGGACAAAAAAAGAAACAAATGGGCGGCACAAATAACATTTAAAGGAAAAAATCATTACTTAGGAAGATACGATAATAAAGAAGATGCAAGAGAAGCAAGAGAGAAAGCCGAAAAAGAAATGTTCGGAAAATTTCTGGAAGAGCATAAAGAGTATGTAAAGGATAAAAAGGATAAGAAAAACTGAAAGCTAATAAAAAATATGGAAAGATGGTAAAAGAATTAAATAAAAAGAGTGTAAACAAAGTCACTTCCCACTATGGTATAATTATCTTAGATAAAACCATAGTCGGGAGGTGTCTTTTTTTGATTAATAACAAACTAAAGAATTGCTGTAACGATTGCGTACATTGCGAGATCGTTACAGAGACAAAGAGAAGAGCTATCCCAGAGGATAAGACGGAAGTGGTACTTGTAAATATAAAGTGTAGTCATATGTGTGTATGCAGTAAGTACAAGAAAGAGGTGCAGGATGGAAGATAAAAGCCTGTGCTGTGCAGGATGTAAGAATACATTATCTGACAGAGGGATTATGTACTGCACTAAGGATAACGGCAAGAGACGAATAAGAGACAGATGGCTGACGGTATGTGATGATTACAAGACAGCAAGACCGACAACAAAGGCATATGAGAGATAATAACAGAGAGGATGTGAAAAGATGAATCTAAATAGAATTATGAGAAAACTACAAAAAGCAATAGTATCAAATGGATTTGTAATAAGTTTGGATACAACACAATTCTATTCAGAGGACCAGAAGAGAATGATAACAATGTACATCCTGTCTATAAAAGCATATGAGAATACAAGAAAAGGTTGGAAAGACACACGGTATGAGATACTAAGAACTGCATCACAAGTGGATGTAATTAAATGCTTGTCTGATATATGGGCAAGTATACGAGAAAGGAATGAGCAAATAAATGCGAGATGAACTTACACAGAAGCAAAGAACATTTGCTCATGCATGGATAGAAAACGGTGGGAATGATTATCAAGCGGCAATAGATGCGGGATATTCGCAAGCAACAGCAAAGAACGCAAGAAAGAACATCTTGGAAAAACGTGGAGTAAAGGAATATATTGCTAAACTACAAGCCGACTTAGACAAAGAAAAAGGGTTTGATATTATGAGTCTTGCAGACATACAGCGGAGACGGTCAATGATTGCTACTGGTGCGTTGCAAGATTCTTTTGGATTTACCCCAGATTTTCCGGATCAATTAAAAGCCATGAACGACTTAGAAAAGGCTTTAACGGTGCAGGCAAAGGAAGAGGAAGAGAAGAAAGCAAGAGAAGAAGCATTAAAGAATAAGACATATCACATGGACCTTGATATAATCCCCGATGTGTTTCACCCGATGATTCGAGATGTACGAAACCATAGGCATACAGAATATGTATTGCCGGGGGGACGTGGTTCTGGTAAATCCTCAACAATCCCCAACATCATTACAGAGTTAATGAGAAACAACCATGACATCCATTGCCTTGTTGTGAGAAAAGTATATAACACTGTAAAGGATTCTGTATTTGCTAAAACCAAATGGGCAATAACAAAACAGGAGTTCTCGGAAAAAGATTATAAATATACAAGCTCTCCGTATGAAATCACAATGAGAGACACAGGACAGAAGATATTCTTTCGTGGTGCTGACGATAAAGAAAAAATAAAGTCGATAGCACCAGATTTTGGATACATAGCGATTGTGTGGTTTGAGGAATTAGACCAGTTCGCAGGACCAGAAGAGATACGAAATATAGAGCAGTCCGCTATTCGTGGTGGAGATTTAGCATGGATATTTAAGAGCTTTAACCCACCGAAGAGTGCTAACAACTGGGCAAATCAGTATTTGCAAGAGCCAAAGGAAAACAGGCTCATTACAAGAAGTACATATCTGGACGTGCCGAAAGAGTGGCTAGGACAGCCGTTTATTGACGAAGCGGAACACCTAAAAGAAATTAGACCAGAGGCATACGAGCATGAATACATGGGCATTGCTAACGGTAACGGTGGGGCAGTGTTCGAGTATGTAGAAGTAAGAGAAATTACAGACGAAGAAATAGCACAGATGGACCGCATATACCAAGGCGTCGACTGGGGTTGGTATCCAGATAAATACGCATTTACGAGGACATACTACGATGTGGCACGAGAAACGATCTATTTTATAGATGAGCATTGTGTAAATAAGCGGTCAAACGAGCAGACAGCCGACTGGATAAAGAAAAAAGGCTATAACGATTATGCGATCATTTGTGATAGTGCAGAGCCTAAATCTGTAGAGGACTATAGAAACTTAGGTCTTGTGGCACAGGCAGCAGTTAAAGGACCAGGGTCGGTCGAATATGGAATGAAGTGGCTACAACGTAGGAAGATTGTGATTGACCCACGGAGAACACCATACGCATACAAAGAAATTACAACGTATGAGTATGATAGAGACAAAGACGGTAATATAATAAGCGGATACCCCGACAGAGACAATCATGCTATTGATTCGTTGAGATACGCATACAACAGAGTGATTATGAGAAGAGGGGAGAACGCATAAATGGGTATATTTAGCAGAATGAAAGAGATATTAAGTAACCTTTTTAGACAAAAGGCAAGAGACGAATTTAAGATTAATACTGTTACCAGTCCAGAGATGCAGAGAGCTATAGAAAAGTGTGCATACATCTATAAGGGCAGTCCGTACTGGTTAGACAAGGACGAGCATATCAAGACTATCAACTTTGCAAAAGCTGTGTGTTCGGAGACAGCACGCCTTGCTACACTTGCAATAGGCATAGAGATAGATGGCAGTGCAAGAGCTAATTGGTTGCAGGAGCAGATAGACAAAGAACTGGAACAGGTACGACATCACGTAGAATATGGCTGTGCATACGGTACAGTTGTATTAAAGCCTAACGGTGCAAGTGTGGACTTGATTACACCAGAGAACTTTATAGTAACAGACGAAAGCAACGGAGAAATTCAAGGCATTGTGTTTGTGCATAGAGAAATTTCTAGTGATGGCAGGACGTATTACACGAAGCTAGAGTATCATAGGTACATCGAGGACGTGTATCAGATTACAAATAGGTGCTATGCTTCTAAGGATGCCAACGACACAGGGAAACCGATTGACATAGACGAGACACCTTGGAGGGGAGAACTGGAAGATGTAGGACTTACAAACCTAAACGGACAACGTCTGTATGCAGTCTTAAGAACACCACAGGCGAACAACGTTGATCTACATTGCAGTTTAGGATTGCCGATTTTCTACGATGCGATAGAAGAACTTAAAGATTTAGATGTTGCATACAGCAGAAATACAACAGAGATATTCGATAGCCGAAGAATGGTATTGATTGACAGTGATAGATTAATGGAAAGCGGTACAACCGTCAAGAATATGCAGGAAGGTATTGAAAGAAACAAAGAACGTCTAAAACTGCCAGAGTATGTTAAGAATGTAAATGGTACTGGGTTAGAGGGATTCTATCAAGAGGTAAATCCATCACTGAATACAGATACACGATTGACAGGAATCAATGCCCTACTGTCACAGATTGGGTATAAATGCGGATTCTCCAATGGATACTTTGTATTTAACGAAACGACAGGGATTCAGACAGCTACAGGCGTAGAAGCAGAGCAGCAGAGAACGATACAGTTTATCAAGGACGTTAGGGACAAGCTACAGTTCTGCATGGATGATTTGATTGCAGCACTTAATATCTTTGCTGATCTGTACCAATTAGCACCAAGTGGACCGTATGAGACTTACTATGACTTTGGAGACATAACATACAATGAGGACGAGGACCGTTCTCGTTGGTATAGCTATGTTGTAAGCGGCAAGATTCCTTTCTGGTACTATTTAACAAAATTTGAGGGATTCAGTGAAGAAGAAGCAAAAGCACTTGAAGAAGAAGCACAACCGAAAGAGCCAGACTTATTCGGTGCAGGAGATGAAGAATAATGCTAACGCCAGATTACTTATGGTACGTGCCAGAAAAGGCAGAGAAGCAGGCGGAAGAACTGCATAATAAGATTGTATCTGTCATGATTGAACGAATGATGATAAGGCTAGGACGTGGGGAAGATTACCTTTTTACCCCTATTGACAAGTGGCAAATGGATGTATTGCAGGATGCAGGGTATATATTGCAAGCGGTACAGAAAGAGATTGCACAAACAACAAAGATAGGCATTGATACAATCGCACGGACCATGAAAGAAGCAGGTATAAAGGCTATAGAATGGGATGATGCAGTGTATAAAAAGGCAGGTCTTGAACCAAAATCACTCGGGGAAAGTCCTTATCTACAACGATTATTGCAGAGGAATTATGAAAAGACCAAGGGAGAGATGCACAACTACACTGGTACGATGCCGAACGTCTGTCACGATAATTACATAGATGCAGTGGATAAGGCATACAACCAAACTGCAAGCGGTACAACAAGCTACACAGAAGCTGTCAAAGAAGCTGTTAACGACATTATAGACAAAGGGGCAGACGTAACCTATCCAAGTGGACGTAGAGACAGTATAGAGACAGCTACAGCGAGAGCGGTCCGTACTGGTGTAAGCCAGATGGCAGCAGATATTACAGACGCACGTATGGACGAGATGGATTGGGATATTATCCTAACATCTGCCCATCTGGGAGCCAGAATCGGAAACGGTGGGGATAATTTGACCAATCATTTCTGGTGGCAAGGCAAGTTTTACAGCAAAAGCGGTAATGACCCAAGATTTCCACCGTTTAGTGTCTGCGGTATGGGAAACGTGCAGGGAATCCATGGGGCGAACTGCCGACATAGTCACGGTCCGGGGGATGGAATAAATAATCCGTTTGAGGACTTTGACAGCGAAGAGAATCGCAAAGAATACGAGAAACGGAAACGACAGCGAGAACTTGAAAGACGTATCAGAAAGACGAAACGGCAGTTAATCGGCATGAAAACGGCTGTGGATAATGCAAAAGATGAAGCTTTAAAGCATGAGCTTGATATGGAATATCAGAAAAAGGCTGCACTATTGCAGAAGCAGAATCAAGCTTATAAAGATTACTGCAAGCAGAACAATCTTAAGACACAAAACGAAAGACTCAACACCGCAGGATGGGACAGAAGTCAAGCATCATCCGCTAGAGGTGCAGCGACTAGGTATAATAACGCACGAGGTAAATAATTTGGAAACTATTAATCAATTCATGGTTGCGTGTGGGTGGATTATAACCATTGGTGGAGCTGTAGGCGTATTGTATAAAGCCTATAAGCATTACAAGAAACCTACGGACGATTTAGAGCAACGTATAACGTCAATAGAGACAGACATCAAAGATATTAAACGGAAGCTTAACAGTGACTACAACACAATTAACAGTCAACAGAACGATGTTAATTTGGTTATGAAAAGTATGTTTAATTTGATTGAGAACAAAATCACAGGGAACAACATCGAGGGTCTAAAAAAAACCCGAGACGAGTTAATAAACGCACTGACCACACACGAGAAGTAAAGGAGAACAAGAATGATAATTGACGGTATAAATTTTAAAGAGTTAAATATCACAAAAGATGGGGAACTGATTGCATCCATTACAGATGGAAAAGATGGAATCGTACACAAGGACGGCTATAGAGTACAGCTTGTAGTGGAAGATGTCGGCATGTCGTTTGCAGAAGCATTTAAAAGAATGAAAGCAGGGCATAAAGTAAAACTTCCATCGTGGGGTGGTTTCTGGTACTGGGATGCAGAAAAAGAAACTATCATGATGCAGTGCAGAGATAAAGACAACGGAGAAAAGGGAGACTTATTAGATATTAGAGATACAAAAATGGTGGAATATACACTTAACAATATCTTATCTAATGAATGGCTAATTGCAGAATAAGGAGTGAAAGTATGGCTAAATATGTAAAGAAGCCTGTTGAGATAGAAGCAATCACGTTTGATGAGCTTATGAGAATCGGAGCAGAGAACGCTGATACTGTGGTTAACGGTATGCCTGTTAAGTTTACATACAATGGTTATGTCATTAGACAATATGACAGCAATTCTTATATCATTCCGACACTAGAGGGAGATTTTCTCATGACAAAAGATGATATGCTTATCACTGACGTAAACGGAGAAATCTATCCATGCAAGAAAGAAATTTTTGAAAAAACTTATGAAAAGTGTATTGAAAAATCCATAGTATAGCATTTACAATAATACTTGTAACAAATAATAGTTGTTGTTGAATAAATCATTTTTTACTTGCTAGTATGTGATTTGTTTCGAAGATTTTTCATGTTACAACCCTTTTTCTTATTGATTTTATAAAGCATAATACAGCAGGACTTCTAACGAGGTCCGTGGAAACATAGTTCAGTTGGTTAGAGCATCCACCTCATAAGTGGACGGTCACAGGTTCGAATCCTGTTGTTTCCATTAACCACAAAAAGTGGCAATCAATAGCATTTATTTTCTAACACCTTTATTGGTAGAGTTGTAATTTTTTCATACTCCTCCAAAAAACGTTGAAGCATCATGTTGTCGCATGGTGCTTTTTTCGTGAAAAAAATTAGAAAAATGAGTAGAAAAAAAGAGTCTCCATATCTTACAATAAAAGAGTAGATTGTTTGATGCTCATGTGATTCAATCAACTAACCTCCTTCCATAAGTTTTAAGAGAGAGTTAAAGGCTCAAGAGTGGTTCAAACCCACTCTTCTCTTTTACCTTGGCTTAGGTTTATAAGCCTTAATCCATTACCGCAGACGAGCGGTATACAAATATCGTATAGGAGGATATACAATGCAGAATTACGAACAGATTTTAGAAGAATTAGGAATCGAAATCCCAGAAGATAAAAAAGCGGATTTAAAAAAGAAAATGTCTGAAAACTATAAGACTGTAGCTGACTACAATAAGCAGGTAGAGAAAAAAGATGAATACAAAACATCTTTAGACGAAGTGCAGTCTAAATTAGCCGACTTAGAGAAAGAAGATGTTGACGGTCTTAAGACTAAGATTACAACATTAACGCAGGAACTTGCAGATGAAAAAGAAGCAAGAGCAAAAGAAGCTAAGCAGACAGAGTTAAGAGACAAAGTAAAAGATTTCTTATCTGATAAAAAATTTGTAAATGCAATCACAGAAGACTCTATCCGTTCCCAGATGATTCAGAAATTAGAAGAAGAGAATGGGAAAAATGCAGAAGATGTATTTAAAGAACTTACTACTAAAGATGGGAAACCAATTGAGAACATCTTGGTTGATGAAAAGAAAGTACCAGATGTTAAAATTCCAAGCTTTACAACTAAGTTTAACAGCGGAGAGCAGAAAAAGGGAACACAGAAGTTAAGGGAAATGTCTTTAGACGACAGAATGAAGCTTAAGGCAGAGGACCCAGACTACTATGCAACCTTATTAAACGACAGATAGATAATACCGACTCACAATATGGAAGTGAGCCGCTAACCTAAAATCCCTTAATAGTTGTAGGTAGATGGGACAAAGATAAGTCCTTATCTATTCTTATTTAGGGTAGAAAGGACTTTTTTTATGCCAAGAACAGGAAGATTTGGCGGTTTTGATTTTGACCCAGAGGTTTTTTCTGAGTTTATGTCAGAAAACCCAACATGGAACGATGCAATTATTGCATCTGGTGTGTTAGCACAGGACAATACAATCATGGATTTAATCGGAGAAAAAGGAAATATCGCAACAATTCCATTCTATACACCGATTGATGAACAGGACTCACAGGCTTTAAACAACGATGGAGAAACAGATAATACGCCTGTTGAAATTACAGGAAAGAAACAGACTTGCATGTTAATTCAGAGAATGAAAGCTTGGAAAACAAAAGACTTTACAAAAGAGTTAACAGGTGCCGACCCTATGACCCATGTTGCAAACTCTGTTGCAAGCTTTTATAAGCAGGTAAGAACACGTGACTTAATGACTACAGTTGATGCAGTTTTAAGTCTGTCTGGTATGGAAAACCATATTACAGACTTATCTTTAACTGGCGAGGGTACTGTTGGAGATGCAAACAAAATTGACGATACAACACTTATCTTCGCACAGCAGAAAGCTTTAGGAGATTCCGCTGACAAGATGGGATTACTTGTATTAAACTCTTACATTTATGCAAAGTACAAAGCAATGGGACTTGTTGACTACAACAAATACACTATTGCTAACGCAGTAGAAAGAGAAGTAAATCTTCCTACAATCGGTGGATTTATCCCACTGGTAACAGACAGATTTACAGTTGACACAACAGGAACAAACCCAGTATACAAAACTTATATGCTTGGTACAGGTTCAGTATTGACTTGTGATAAGACAAACTATGAAAATCCTTATTATACAGACTATGATCCAGAAACATCTGCCGGTATCGAAAAGCTGTATACAAAACAGGGTTATGTATTACATCCTAACGGATTTTCTATTAATTCTAACAAGATTGCAAAAGAGTCTCCTACAAATGCAGAGTTAGGAGCTAAAGCAAACTGGTCCTTAGCATTTAACCAGAAGAATATCCGCATGGGTGTTATTAAATCCAACGGATAAAAAGGAGTATGATTTCATGGCATATGTTGACTATGAATATTACAAAACCCTTTTTGGAGAGAAAGCAATCCCAGAAGCAGACTTTAATCGTCTGGTCTGGGATTCTTGCAAGAAGATAGATAATGCCACAACAGGCGTGGACAATGTCAAAAAGCTTAAGGTTGCTTTTCCAACAGATGAAGATGATGCAGAAGCAGTTAAAAGATGCGTTTGTGAGCTTCTGACGATCACTTATAAGATTGAACAAGCAGAAGCAAGAGTTGAAACATCACAAGGTTACATCACGTTAGAAGATGGGACCGTGATGAGTAAGCAGGTAGCATCTAAGAGTGCAGGAAACGAGAGTATAAGCTATGTGACTTCCAGTAACGCAGGTACGGCTACATTGATAGATAAGTGTCTAGCGGATAAGGAAGCACAAAAGCAGTTATACTCTGACACAATAAGAGACTACTTATCGGGTGTCGCAGATGCCAACGGAGTAAGTCTACTGTATATGGGAATGTACCCAACGGAGTATTTATGAAAGATTGTAAAGTAAATGTTTTAGGAACTACATATAAAATCAGATTCAGACACGAGAGCGAAGATGAGAAACTGCAAGAATTATATGGCTATTGCGATTATTCAAGTAAAACAATAGTTGTTGCAATTCTTGAAAGAAGTGTAGATTCCATGGAAAACCTTGAATCAGTTCAAAAAAGTTTACTTAGGCATGAAATTATGCACGCTTTCTTATATGAAAGTGGTTTAGATGGGCAGTCCTGCAACACAGATTGTTGGGCAAATAACGAAGAGATGATTGACTGGTTTGCTTTACAGTCTAAAAAGATTTTTAAAGCTTTTAAAAGAACAGGTGCATTATAAGCGGAGGGATACGATGTATAACGACACAATTACACTTTTCAATAGATATGAGAGTAAACAGGGCGATACATGGTATCCCTCCGTTTTGCATAATTGCAATCTTAACATGGATAAAGCAAGCATCATTGCAAAATATGGCTCTGACTCACAGGACAATGCTGTATTAAATGTACAGTATAGCCTAAAAGACGGTAAAAAGATGGTAGGGAGTAAATTATGGCTACCGCCTAAAGAATGGCCTAAACAGGCAAATGATAAGTTACCACAGGCACTTACATTTAGTTCTAAGGCTAATGGTTTTGACTTCTTTATTGTTGGAGAATGGGAGAATGACAAACCGATTGCAGACGATGATTATATTGACGGATTCTACGAAGAGATGAAACTTAAGTATGATTATGTCTTTGCAATAACTGGAAGTGCCTTTTACGACATAATCCCACATTTTGAAGTAATGGCTAAGTAGGTGGTTATATGGCTAAGAAAAAATTAGGAAATGTCAATATAAATACATCTAACATGATTGCAAATATCAGCCTTGAAAGATTTGACGACCAGATACAGCATGCTCAGTTTTGGCTAGATAGTCAAATTATGACCGATATGATCCCTTATATGCCACATGAAACAGGCACATTCATTAACGTAACGAGAGCAAAAAGTGCTTCTCTTGCAGGTACTGGAATGGTATGTGCAGGTACTGGACCGATGGGACGTTTCTTGTACTATGGTAAAGGTATGGTTGACGAATTAACAGGGTCTCCGTGGGCGAGAAAAGGGGCAAGAAAGGTTCTTGTTTCTGAATTTGCAGGACAAACCAATGCAAAAGAAGAACTGTCCTATTCCAATCCTAAAGCTACTCCAAAATGGTTTGAAACAGCAAAGAAGAATCACGGTAAAGCATGGGTTACTCATGTTAAGAAGCAGGCAGGAGGAAGTTAATGGCAGAAGAAAAGAAACCAGTCAAGTACGACATTGACGGCTTTGACGTAGTCACGACAGCACTACAAGAACTTGTAAATCAGTTCCCAGATTTAAGAGAGGGAGACGAAATTGCATTTTCTACACTTGATGATGCAAGCGGAAAAGCAATGTTCCCAGTAAGCGGTGCAGTGATTGAATCAGAAAAAGAGAGTATCACAGGACACGTCACACAGGTATGTCTGTATCCGTTTTGCGTGATATATCGTGCAAGCGGTACAAAACCAAAGAGGAAAGCAGATATTAAGGAGTGGTTGGACAACCTTGGCAAATGGTTAGAAAAACAAACAATCACGATTAAAGACAATACATATAAGCTAGAAGAATATCCAGTTCTGACAGGGAATCGAAAGTTTTTAACAATTGACAGACAGACACCTGCATATTTGGACAGCACAAACGAAAACAAGTCCGAGAATTGGGCAATCAACATTTCTGCCCGATATCAAAATGACTTTGATAGATAGATAACACATTAACTGGTCTGCATTATGGAGCAGATCACTAACCTTGAAAAGATAAAGGAGAATCAAAATGGCAGCAGTTACAACAGGTAAAATTGCACGTAAATATATGGCTCATTTCTTAGATTCTGGTTCACTTTGTGGCGGAACATCTGGTTATGAACGTCTGGGAAAAGACTTAGAAGAGTACAATGTCGAACTGAATCCAGACACAGAAACATCTAAAAATATCATCGGAGAATCAACATTTAAACATAATGGATACGAAGTATCTTCTGAAGCTGACCCTTATTATGCAGAAGCTGACTCTGTATTATCACAGAAATTGCAGGAAATTGTTGATAATCGTTACACAGACGACAACTTAAAGACAAACGCCGTAGAAGTGCATATGTGGAAAGAAGCTACAAGCGGAGCTTATGAAGCATATCAGCAGGAATGTTATGTAACACCTACATCATACGGTGGGGATACATCTGGTTATCAGATTCCATTTACCGTCAATTATGTTGGAGAACGTAAAAAAGGTACTTACAACGTTGAAACAGGTAAATTTACAGCAGCTACAAGTTCAGTAAATGCATCAAGCACAGGGAAATAGGGGTTAAGCAATGGAAGAATTAAGAAGAAAAGTCAAAACTGGTGCCTTAAATGTGGTACTGACCAATGAAGATGATGCAGAGATTGGAAGATTTTCTTTCAATCCTGTTGATTTAAATATCATTAGAAGATACGAAGAGGTAGTTGCAAATCTTGAAAAGATGGAAGTACCAGAAGATGCAACAGAAAAAGATATTCTGGAATTATCCGACAGATTAGAAGAACAGATTGATTACTTACTCAACTCTAAAGCTTCTAAATCTGTTTTTGCTATCTGCAATCCGCTGACATTAACAGAAAGTGGAGATTTCTTTATTGAGAATATCATCGTTGAGATTGCGGACGTTATTGAGCAGGTAACAGACCAGAGAATCAAAAAGAAACAGGCGAAAATTAAAAGGGCAACGTCTAAATATCACAAATAATGGAAGTTTGGGAACTTCCTACATCCATAGTAGTTGGTGGCATAGATTATGAAATACGCACAGATTTTCGTGCAGTTCTGGATATTTTAAAAACATTTAATGACCCAGACTTTGAGAACGATGAAAAGTGGATTGTTTGCCTTACCATTTTATACGTTGATTTTGGAAATATGCCATCACAAGACTATGAAGAAGCTATTGAAAAAGCCATCGAATTTATTGACATGGGTATCAAGGACGATGGGAAGAAACAACCTCATGTGATGGATTGGGAACATGATGCACCAGTTATCATCCCATCTGTTAACCGTGTACTTGGAAAAGAAATACGAGCTATGCAGTATTTACATTGGTGGACTTTTTTAGGAGCTTACATGGAAATTGGAGAGTCTTTGTTTTCGCAGATTCTTAGTGTTCGCATGAAGAAAGCCAAAGGAAAGAAACTGGAAGATTGGGAAAGAGAGTTCTACAAAGAAAATAAAACGCTTATTGACCTAGATGTTAAATATTCCGAAGAGGAATTAGAAGAACAGAAACGTTTGAACGATTTACTGAATGGGAAAGGGGCGTGATTGAATGGCTACACAAAAAGCGGATGGAAGTATTTATATCAAAACAGAAATTGATACAACCGAAGCAAAAGCAAGTGTGAAAGAAATCGCATCCCTTTTAAAACGTTTATCCAATCAAGTAAAAACCATTGGAAAATCAATGGAAAAAGCCATGAGTGGCGGTATAAAAGCACCAGATGCAAAAGGCATGGATGTTGTCGAAGAAAAAGCAAAGACCGTGGCTAAGGAACTGGAAAAGACCGCACAGGCAGAAAAGAAACTTGATAACATAGACATTAAAACGACTGCACTTGATACGTTAGATAAAGCAATAGAAACCACAGGACAAAAGCTTGCAGAATTGGAAAAAGCACAGATGGATGTATTCAACAGAAATCAGAGTGCAACTTCTTCCCTTGCGTTTCAAGCAATGGAAAGTGCAGCGGCTAAACTAGATCAGCAATACGAAGAACTCCTTGCAAAGAAAAAGCAATTAGAAGCACCGACAGCGAGTGCAGACAGTGGTCTACCTAAAAGTGCAAAACTTACTGGTGGAACAGGTCTTGCAAGCGAAGAGAGTGCAAAAGCATTGCAAAAATTAAATGCAGAAATCACAGGTACAGAAACGAGTGTTGAATCCTTAAACACCGATTTAGGGCAAACAACACAATTGCAGGATGAAATCAGCAATTCAAATATCAAGACAACAGCATATCAGATTCTTGAAGATTCCTTGCAACGCCTTGATACACAGTTTGAGCAGGTAGCAACGGCACAGCAAGAAATTTTTGCAAGAAATCAGAGTGCAACTTCTTCCCCTGCGTTTTTAGCATTGGAGAGTGCTGCGGAAAAACTCGGCAGACAATATGACGAATTACTAGCGAAGAAAAAACAGCTAGACAGCGGAACAACAACTGCACAACCAACAGAGAAAGTACGTACTGCACCGATTACAGGGAACTACGCAAAAACAGCATCAGAAGAAAGTGAGAAAGCCTTAAATGCATTAAATAAGGAAATATCTAAGACTGATGCAAAAGAAAGAAGCCTTGTTAACACAAATAGTAGGCTTGGTTCATCATTTAAGAATGTCAGTCAGTCCGCGGACAGTGCTAAGACAAAAACAGGCGGTATTTCATCTGTCTTTAGCAGGATGGGTGGAGTCGTATCTGGACTTGGAAAACGTCTTGGTGGACTGGCACAGAACTTCACAAGCACTACAAACAGTGCTAATAATGCAAGCTTTTCTATTGGTCGAATGGTGGGTATGAGTATATTATATTCTACCGTTTTTGGAATGATTTCTAAAGTTAACAGTGGAATCATGACAGGCATCAATAACCTTGCACAGTATTCGTCTGCTACTAATGCTTCGATATCTTCCATGATGTCAGCATTAACTCAGCTACAAAACAGTTTGGCAACAGCATTTGCACCGATTTTGTCCGTAGTTGCACCTATATTAACGGCATTCATGAATATGCTATCGAAAGCGATCACGTATATTGGAATGTTCATAGCGGCACTGACAGGACAGAAATCTTTTACAAGAGCGAAAGCCGTACAAGAAGATTATGCGGCATCATTGAATAAAACATCCAGTGGTGCTAATAAGGCGGCAAAAGCCACAAAGAATAACGCAAATGCTACGAAAAAGGCAAGTAAAGAGATACAGACTTATCTTTCTGGACTTGATGAAGTCCGACAGTACCAGAAAGAGAAAGATACACCTAGTTCTTCTACACCATCCGCAGGCAGTGGCGGAGGTGGTGGCGGTGGTTACACTGGTCCATCCATTGGAGATATGTTTGAGAAAGTTCCTATTGAATCTTCCATTGCAGACATTGCTAAGAAGATTAAGGACCTCATAAAGAAAGAGGATTGGGAGGGACTTGGAGCTTATATTGCTAGCGGTATCAACAAAGGTCTACAAAAGATTTATGATGCGATCAACTGGAATAATATAGGCCCAAAGATAACTTATTTTGTAAACGCATTTACACGGACGTTCAATAGTCTTGTAGATCACATAGATTGGGATTTGATGGGACGTACTGTAGGTGCAGGTATTAATACAATTGTTAACACTCTTAATCTTCTGATTGAGGGAATTGACTGGAAGAACTTAGGGGCAAAAATTGGTGTTGGAATCAATGGTATGTTCAATGAGGTTGACTGGTCTAATGTAGGACGGTTGTTTGCTAACCGTATCAACATTCCGTTTCAGATGCTCGCAGGTGCAGTAAATACCCTTAAATGGGATACAATTGGTAAATCTATTGGGCAGGGATTAAACGGTGCGATAGCACAGTTAGATGTTAATTCGATTGGTACAAGTTTGTCTGGTTTAGTATTAGGAATCCTTACAACATTAGATAATGCACTGACAACAACGGACTGGTCACAGTTAGGAACAAAATTATCAGCGTTATTAACATCCATCGACTGGGTTGGAATATTTGTCAACGCAATTTCGGTTGCAGGAAAAGCAATAACGGCATTAACACAACTTGGTGTGTCATTTATGGATAATTTAGCAAAAGGTATCACAAATGGTACACAGCAGTTTATCAGTAAAGGATTATCAGCACTGACCAATTTTACTGCAAACTTAAGAAGCAATGCAGGAAAATTAGTAGATTCTGGTCTCCGTCTTATGTTAAATCTTGCTAAAGGTATAGCTAATGCCATGCCAGATATCATCAAAAATGTTCCCGAAATCGTGATTAACATTGCAGGTGTAATCAATGATAATGCACCTAAAATTTTAGTCGCAGGTGTGAAACTTATTGCGATATTGATTAAAGGATTGATTCAGTCAATTCCTACACTTATTGCAAGTATTCCAAAAATTATCATGGCAATCGTTAGTGTGTTTGCAGCCTATGATTGGTTGTCACTTGGTAAAAGTCTTATTGTGGGTATTAAGAACGGTATCATGGGTGCAAAATCTAATGCAGTCAATGCAATAAAAAACGTATATAGCAGCCTTGTAAATGGTATCAAAAATTTACCTAGCAAATTAAAAGAAATAGGTACTAATGGTGTCAAAAATGTTGGAAGTGGTATCACTGGTAAATTATCAACAGTAAAGACAGCCGCAAGGAAAATTATTACATATGCAGTCAATGGAATTAAAGGCTTACCTAGTAGTTTAGCTACTAAAGCAAAAAATGCAGTAGTGAAAATGAAAGATAAGTTTACAAAAGTGAACTGGTTAAGTGTTGGAAAAAACATTGTAAAAGGTATAGCAAAAGGTATTGGAGATTTTGCATGGATTTTGGTTGATAAAATGACAAGTCTTGCAAGCAAAGCGTTTGATTCAGTAAAGAGTTTCTTTGGAATCCATTCTCCATCAAGATTAATGCGAGATAAGGTTGGAAAGATGCTACCCGCAGGTATTAGTGTTGGTCTGGAAAGAGCATTCCCAGATACAATAAAAACCTTTATGAAGCAGTCTAAAGAGTTGGCAAGTGTACCATTTAAAACACCGGAGATTGCAACTGGTAAGATTATACCTGCAAAAGCATCCGCAGTGATCGCACAGAAACAGAGTGGTACAAACAGCAATAATAATGACGTAATTAACTTACTTGAACAGCTATTAGCAGTTATGAAAGATTTAGAATCAGACAATAACGGTAACAATGGTGGAGATTATCACTTTACCGCACAAATCAATCGCAGAACGTTATTTGATGAATTTATCGAAGAAGCGAAACTAAGACAAATGAGTAACGGTAGAAACCCATTCAGTCTTGCGTAGAAAGGAGTAAAAATGGCACAAGATTATATAAAAATCAACGGTGTGAAAATATGGCAACCAGATTGTGACATAGCTGTAGCACTCGAAACCACGTATACGCAAGGTTCAACAAGGGCACAGTCTGGAAAAGGGAAATTTACACCGATGTTTACGGTAGAGCGTTTTCCGTATACAGCTACGGATATTCCAATGTCAGAAGCTTCAAAAATCCTGCAAATGGTAGCAAAAGGAAAACCTTTTGATTTGCATTATTTTTCCGTGTATCACAATGAATGGAGAACGGCAAAGTTTTATGTCGGACAGGTATCGGACATAAAAATACAAACATTGGAGAAAAACAAAGAGAAATTATCTAGTTTTTCGTTCAATGCACAGGGGGTTAACCCGATATGATAAATGTAAGTAATGAGTTTAAAACTCTAATGTCAGAAAGACAGGATTTTAAAGAGTATGCAGAAGTTACACTTGCAAATGGCACAGTTTTAGAACTGACAGAGGATGATTTTTCAATAGATAACAATAGTCTGGTTGATTCTGCGGGGGCAAACTCTATTCCTTTAGGAGTTGCCCTTAGCAGAAACGTACAGTTAGAAATCATGAACGACGATGATCACTTATCTGATTATGATTTCTTTGGAGCAAAAATCAGACTATATCTGACGTTTGAATTATCATCTACAACAGAAAAAATTGAATATGGTACATTTACAGTCACACAACCAGAAAACTACGGCAATGTAGTAACAATCGTGGGATATGATGATATGTACAAGTCTGATAAAGCATATAGTACATCATTGACGTTCCCTGCAACAGCAAAGAATGTGCTGATAGATGCTTGTACTACTTGCGGTATTTTAATTGGAGACAGTAACTTTTTACATAATGATTTTCAGATTCCGTCTATGCCATCGGATGAATACACATTTAGACAGATCATTGGATTTATCTCTATGATTGCCTGTGGAAATGCAAGAATTGACCGCACAGGACATCTACAGATAATTACATATGATTTTGACTACAGTACTAATATTCACGATATCGAAGCTTATGATTCTTTAACAAGTGATACAAACGATGTGCAGGTAACAGGTGTACAAATGACAAAGACTGTCACTAAGGCAATAACCAATGAAGATGGTAACGAAAATGAAGAAGATGTGGAAGAATTAGTCAAATACGGTTCAGATGGCTACGTTTTAGAAATAGAGAATCCGTTAGTTGCAGGTCATGAAGAGACATTAGTTTCTTGGATTTATGAAAGATTCAAGGATGTAACGTTTCGTGGATTTACGATGGATTATATTTCTTATCCAATTGCAGAGTTTGGAGACAAGATAAAGATTACAGACTGGAAAGGGAAAAGTTTCTATTCAGTATTAACAGATGTAAACTTTGTATTCTTTGGGTATACAACACTACAAAACAGTGCAGAATCTCCAATGAGAAATCAAAGCAATTACACATCAAGTGATCAGAAAGCAATCATTAAAAGCAAAGAATTTGCCGAACGAGAAAAAAGCAACCGTCAAACTGCTTTAGATAAGATACAAGAAGCATTAAAAAATAGTAATGGAATGTATTCAACACAGGAAGTGCTATTGGATGGCTCAACAATATATTACCTGCATGATAAACCGACAATGAAAGAATCAAAGAATGTTATCAAATTGACAGCAGAGGTTATTGGTTTTTCTATTGACGGTGGTAAAACATATCCTTATGGATTTACGATTACTGGGGAAATGGTAGCAAGGTTGCTTTATGCAGAGGGAATCAACGCAGATTATATCATTACTGGTGCATTAACAGTCAAAGATAAGTCTGGAAACATTATCTTTTATGCAGATATGGAGACTGGTACTGTAAAGATTTCTGGGGATAACGTCACAATCGGTGGTAAATCAGCACCAGAAGCAATCAGTGATGCAGTGAAAGAATCTAAAAACTATGCCGATGGTAAGGTATCAGATTTTGCAGAAACAGTTACAAAAAGTGTAGCTGATCTACAGAACCAGATAGACGGACAGATTGAGACGTTCTACTACGACTACGAACCAAAGCTAAACAATATCCCTGCCTCTGACTGGACAACAGAAGATGATAAAAAGAAGCATGAGGGAGACTTGTTCTATTGGAAATCTAAGGGATATGCCTACAGATTTTTCAAAGACGGAGACACATGGAAATGGCAGTTAGTACAAGATACTGACGTTACAAAAGCATTACAGATAGCATCTTTTGCACAGTCTACGGCAGATAGTAAATGCCGTGTATTTGTAGTACAGCCTACACCGCCTTATGGTACTGGGGATATGTGGAATCAAGGGCAGAACGGAGACATCCTTACTTGCGTTGTGGCAAGGGGAGAGGGTGCAAGTTTCGTAGAATCCGACTGGCAGAAGCTTAATAAATATACGGACGATGAAACAGCAAAACAAGCACTGTCAGAAGCAAGAAAATCTCGTGCTATGCTTATCAATCTGGACAACGATTACCAAGCAATCACGACAGATTATAAGGGAGAGTACACAACGTTTCCAGAGTGCCACACGACAGCACAGGTTTTATACGGTCATACCGATATATCTAACGACTGTACTTATAACGTGCAGAAGTCAAGCGGTGTCGTAGGTGCTTGGAATGGTTCAACACACACTTATACTGTAATAGGATTAACAACAGATGTTGGATGGGTAGATATTACAGCTAATTACCTTAATACATATTCTGTTACAAAACGATTTGATATTGCTAAATTAAAGAGTGGTATCCCCGGAGAAACAGGTGCTAAAGGAGATAAGGGAGAGACAGGAGCAAGCGGTAGAAGTATCACGAGTTCTGAAACGACTTATCAAGCATCCAACAGCGGAACGGTAGCACCAACAGGAACATGGAGCAAAACACCACCAAACGTTGCAGAAAATCAGTATCTATGGACAAGAACCATATATACGTACTCTGACAATACTACAAGCACAACATATTCCATCGGGAAAATGGGAGCTAAAGGAGAACAGGGTGCCAAGGGAGAAACTGGTGCTACTGGTCCACAGGGGGAAAAGGGAGCCACAGGAGCAACAGGTCCACAGGGACCACAAGGAGAAAAGGGCGAAAAAGGCGACCAAGGACCGCGGGGTCTACAAGGTATTCAAGGTCCAAAGGGAGAGAAAGGAATCCAAGGACCACAGGGTGCTAGTGGAGATACAACATATTTTCACATTAAGTACAGTTCCGTGAAAAAACCAACGACTGCTTCTCAAATGACGGAAACTCCATCTACCTATATTGGAACATACGTGGACTTCACAGAAGCCGACTCAAACGACCCATCTAAATATACATGGGCGAGATTCCAAGGGTTGCAGGGAGAAAAAGGTACACAGGGAATCCCTGGTACTAATGGTGCTGACGGAAAAACAACTTATCTTCACATCAAATATTCAAATGATGGTGGAAAAACATTTACTGGTAATTCTGGTGAAACTGTTGGAGATTATATTGGTACTTGTACAGATTACAATGTAAATGACCCAACGACAGTAGCTTCTTATACTTGGGCGAAGATAAAAGGCGAGCAGGGAGCTAAAGGAGAACAGGGTGCCAAGGGAGAAACTGGTGCTACTGGTCCACAAGGGAATACAGGACCAACTGGAAACGGAATCAAATCGACTGCAATCACTTATCAAGTGTCAAGCAGTGGTACGACTGTTCCAACAGGTACATGGTCCACAAATGTTCCAACAACAAGTGCAGGACAGTATCTATGGACAAGGACGATCACGACTTACACAAACAGCACGACAACAACTTCTTACTCTGTTAGCCGTAACGGAAGTAACGGAGCAAAAGGAGAAAAGGGTGATCAAGGAAGTGCAGGAAGAACCTACTTTATGGAACCATCCGCAGGAATCATCAAACGATCAGCGGACAGCTCAATGGTGCCGAACTATATTACACTGTCTGGTTATTATCGTGATGGTACAGCAACAGCACGAACAGCATATAAATGCCGATTTAAGATTGAGGAAACGATTGACGGAGACACATACAAAACTGTCTATACTTCATCCGCAGATGAAACATCAATCACTCACAGCCTATATGGTGTTCTTGCAACAACGAATGGCGGAGCGATTCAAGCAGCAAGCAATAAAGCAATCGGTATCCCTCGTGATGTAGCAGCACTTAGATGTACGATGTATGCGGCAGGTGGATTTACACAGGTTCTTGACATTGAGACAATTCCTGTTGCAATAGATGTTGATGCGTTGACACATGAAGAAATCTTTAATCTTCTAACCAATGACGGAGCATGGCAAGGTATTTATCGTGGGTCTGACGGAAAACTGTATATCAACTTTACATATTCAAGAGGTGGAGTATTAAACCTTGGAGGTAAAAACGAAACTTATGGAAACGGGGAGCTGCATGTTTACAATATGTGGGATCAAGAAATTGTGACGGTAGACACTGGAGGAATTTTGGTGTCGAATTATTTCCTAACAGACGATAAAACTCCACAATCATATATATGCTTGCTGCCAGAATTATTCAATGATGGAATGTACGTTTCTAAAAATAAGGACGGCACAGGAAAAGCTTCAATAGTAAGACACGATCGTATAAAAGTTAAAAATTCAAAAAATAGTGTTGGCACGATTGACCAAGAATCAACAAATACAAATATAGATTATGAAAGCATATTAATATCTCACGGATCAAACAGTACAGAAAAAGGTCACTTTTATGTAAGTATAGGAGAAAGAAAAGAACTTTTTGTTTCTGACTTGGATTCATCATTTTATGGGAATGTAAATATTTCTGGTGGAAATGTAGATATTTCTGGTGGAAATTTGACTGTTCATAAAGATTTTATGTGTACAGGGACGAAAAAGAGAATAGTTGATACTGAAAATTACGATATTCGTTCACAGTATTGCTATGAGACAGCAACTCCAATGTTTGGAGATATTGGAACGGCACAAACCGATGAAACTGGAGAATGTTATATAAGCATTGATGATATATTTGCAGAAACGGTAAACACTGGTATTGAGTACCAAGTATTCTTGCAGAAAGAGGGACAAGGCGATTTATGGGTAGAAGAAAAAACACCTACTTATTTTACTGTAAAAGGTACTGAAAATCTCAAATTCTCATGGGAAATTAAAGCAATTCAAAGAGATTATGAATTTGAAAGGCTAGAAGAATACCAAGATGAAAATAAAGAAGTTGCGATAGATTATGAGAAAGAATATATTGACGAAATCAATTCTTTAATTAAAGAACAGGAGGAAATGTTAAATGAAACAACTTAGCAGTTTTATGGTATTAAACATTGACGGTGGAGACAGAGTGACTTATACATACAACGAGATTAACGATAGCACAGGAGAGCCAATCAGCCGAAATAATAAGGGCAATTTTTACGTTGTTGACGATGAACTGAGGGAACATATTAAAGCTATTAGAGACTTTATCAAAGATAATAAACTGAATGATTAAGGAGTGATATTATGGCGGTTAATGTACCTCTTATATTAATTAATGATTTGCCAGAACAGGAAATTCCCACGGATGATGTATATTTAATCATCGGTGGGAATGATGCAAAAAAAGTAAAGGTTTCAAATCTTTCAGAGTATTTGAAAAAGAGACTTCAAATTGAAGATATAACAACAAATGTTGGGAATTTGTCAACAAATGTAGAAAATTTGTCCGAAAATGTTGGGAATTTGTCAACAAATGTAGAAAATTTGTCCGAAAATATAGACAAAAAGCAAGACATTATAGAGGACACAGGATGGATTGAGTGTAAATACGGAAATGGCATCGTTCCATACACAAGTAATTCAAACGCAAGAGTACGGAAAATTGGAAATATTGTATTTTTGCAGGGAACGTTAAAAAATAATACGGCATGGTCTACACACGATAGTATTTTAACGTTTGATAAAAAGTTTGCACCATCACAGGAAAGTCGTTTTCTATGTCAAGGAAGTGGACTTAACAGGTTTTTACTTACTGTCAGAACGACAGGGATATGTAAAGTTGAAAGATATGGAACAAATCAATCACAAGGCATAACTATTAAAACAGGTGCGTGGCTTAACGTATTTGCTACATGGGTAACAGGGTAATAGGGTTTATATGATGAAAACAATTACAATAAATGATTTGGAAACATAATAACATATTTTTACATATAGTGAAAGGAGAAACTATGAATCTTAAATTACGTTTAAAGAATAAAGCAACATTAGTAGCATTGGCTTCTGCCTTAATTGCATTCATCTACCAGATTCTTGGAATCTTAGGTATCACAGCACCAATAGCACAGGATGCAGTATCACAGCTTGTAGGTATCATCCTTAATATCTTAGTGGCTGTCGGGGTATTGGTGGACCCAACAACAAAGGGAATCGGGGATAGTGTCAACGCAATGTCTTATGAAGAATTAGGACAGGCAGTAGACCCAGATTATCAAGGACCTGTTGACTTAACAGAAAATACACACAAAGAGGTGGAATAAAATGAAATTTATCAACAAATTTGCTCATAGTTCCAATTACGGCGGAACTAGAAAGCTAAGTGATATTAAATATATTGTTGTGCATTTTACAGGGAACAAAGGAGATACAGCCTTAAATAACTGCAAATATTTTCAAGGACCAAACAGACACGCTTCTGCTCATTGTTTTATTGATGGTAGTGGAGTTGTATATAAATCTGTATCTCTTAAGAGAGTAGCATGGGCAGTAGGTGGATGTTATACTTTAAAAAATGGTGCAGGTAGCAAATACAAGGTTGCTACAAATGCAAACAGCTTAAGCATTGAAATGTGCAATTGCGTAGGTGGTGTACCGGCAGATGTGTACAAGGATTTAGTGTGGCTAGTTACATACTACATGAAAAAGTATAACATTGATGCAGATCACGTTATCCGACACTGGGATGTTAACGGCAAGGACTGTCCAGACCCATGGATTGGAAAGAATAACAAGGGATGGAACAAATTTAAATCAGACATTGCAGGCACCACAGCGAAAAAAACAAAGAAAGCAGGAGTATATGGAAAAGTCGTTACAAAAAGTGACCCGCTTATCCTTAGAAAGAGTGCTAGTACAAAAGCTAAGATTGTTTGCACAATGCCTAAAGGCTCAACGGTACGGATTCTTAAAAAAGGTAGCAAGTGGCATAAAGTTAAATACCCTATCAACGGTAAGACAGGGTATTGTTCAGCAACTTACATAAAAATTTAA